TTGCTGACTCTGCTGCTTGAGCATTCTGTCCAGGAATCTGCTTAGCAATGATCTCATCATGAGGTTTAAAAAGTAACTCTCTCTTTGCTCTACGTTTTTCATGTGCTATAAGTCTAGCTAGAGGTAAGTTGGTTAGTACAGAGTCTCCTACTATACGCCATGCTGATCGGTGCAGTCGTGTGGGTACTTCTAGTACTTCCTTCCAGATTGCTCCTTCGGGTATACTTGATTGTTTAGAGCAGGTTGCTACTAAGTCATTCTCTTGTGTATATACAAACATTATTTGATCTCCCTGCCTCCAAATATATGAACATTAATAACATCTCTATCTACATCAGATGTTCCACGGCTCAATACTTTCAAGCTATTTTTAGCCATAGATCTTTCAGCACTAACCCAGTTAGAATTACTGTAAATACCTTCTGATACTGCATTAGCTGTATCAGACCTTAATGAACTAGACATAGATACGCTATAGCCTAGCTCTAATGGATCGTTAAACAATATAGTATAGATACCAGCACCATTATCAACTACATCAGCTACGTTTAGACTATCTCTAATCAAGGGGGGATTTTTCGTACCATCAAAATTAACCCAAGCTGTAGCAATACCACGGTTTGATATCACTCCATGTACAATCAAGTCTTCATGTATCTCAGCATTAACTCCCTTAAGTTTAGCTACAGACTCTTCATTGAATCTGACTATATCTCCATTAGAATCTGTCTCTACTGTACCAATATAAGTACGAAGTATTGGTGTACTAGAAGAATTATACATAACACCTTCAGCTACTAAATAGTAATCTGATGGAAGTATTGTATTAAACTCCATCTCACCGAAACCAACATACAAGGCATGTCCATTATTAAGAGTTATATTTATTCTATGGTGCAGGTATGCTGTAGTGTTTCCAGAAGTTGATCTAAGAGGTTCCCATATATATCTAGATCCATCACCTGTTGAAGTATAACCTACTACTGTCTCAATTACATCCCAGTTAAATCCATCATCAGATCCTTCAATTGTCCAATCTTTAGGAAATATTGTTAGGTTTGTGGCAGCATTTGACGTAAAGTTAGGAGACATAAATCTGTAGGACTTTAGTATACGCTTCTCAGTTTGTTTATACTTCCACCAACCTGTAGTATTACCACTCAAAGTCAGCCAAGTTGTAGCCCAATCAAGCTTATCTAAAGCTTGCCATGTGTTACCTGCTATATTCTCACTACTAGAACTAGCTATTCCACTAGCACTTTCATAATCAAAGTGTCTATGAGTAGTTCTTAGGCTTGAGTCACTGGGACTAGCTACACCATACTTATCAGCGTCATTCCTAACTATGCCCTCAAGAGGTCTAAACTCTGTAGTACCAAAGCTTCCACCTTGATCCTTATAGATCCATAACTTCTTATTCTCAGTATCTACAGGAAGTACAATTAAAGTATCTCCAACTACTGTCTCATTAAAATTAACTTCACCATTCTCATCAAACCCATTTGCATGGGATATCACAGTACCATTTTTTACAGTTATTTGATTACCATTAGTAGATCTATTGTATGATGTATTGGTATAAGTGTTAGAACCTGCTCCACCTGTGGATGATTCTGCGAAGGCCATAAACATGTATTCTTCGTTTAGAACATTCGTGACACTTGAGCCACTATTTAGTTGAAATCCTCCTTCCTCTAATATGAATAATTCATTCGTAGCAGCTCCACCTATACTACTATCTGGATATAGCCACTCATCACCTCTTGTTGTATCTTCTATTATCCAAGAGTTAGCAGTTGTTAAGCTTTTTACTAATACAAAAGCAGGCTTAAACATATCTCCACCATCTACCTCAGTGCTAACATAATTACCTTGTACACCAGTGCCTATATATTTACCTATCTTACATACACCAGATACCGATGCGAAGTGGTAAGAGATATACCTAGATACATCATCATTTATTTGATTGTTCTCACCTATACTAAAAATATTATTGTCTACGTGATATGGAGCAGTTAATGCTGTAGCTAAGGCTTGGGTAGTACTAAGCCTCATAAAATTACCTTCTGTTCCACTACCTATAGCTGTACCTTGCACTAACCAATCAAGTGCTTCATCCCTGTTTTTAGTTATGCTAAGTTCAGGCTCTACACTTAGGTGGTGTGGTATCTCATGCCCCTCTAATCCATCACCTTCATAGCTGACAATAGAGAAAGCCATATCTGGATTATAGTGACAAGTGTAAGGTTTACCACGACTTGTTGTTCCAGAGGTTATTTCCCTACATAATATATCATCTACTATTACATCTGATTGTGTTAATCCTGATCCTGTCCTGATCTGCAATACACTTGTGGTAGATGTAGCTATAAAGGATAATGTAAATATACCCACCCTAGTCCCTGTGTATGGATTACCATTACTCACTAAACCTAGTACCTCAACAAAAGCTTCTCTAGGCCCAGTTGTGTTATAAATTACCTCATAAGCTTTACCTGCTACTGTAGTTATAATTAACTCTGCCCCTGAATCCCAAGGAGATGCATCTACTATAGTAAGTTGTCCACCTGCAACTGATAGAGAAGCATTATTATGTGGTGTCCAGTTACCTATAGTTGCAAAAGTGGAGTCATCACCAACTATAATACTGGCTGCATAAGTTGGCTCAACCTTTTCAGTTGTCTGCCATGACCATGCAGTATAGGTATCAGAGTCTTCATTAACTACAAGACTTGTACCAACACTGAATCCTGTTGAGGAAAAGTTATTAATGTAAGATCCAATTGATGTAAACTCTGCATCCGTTAAATTACTACTTAGCAGAGCATCATCACCTCTAACACTATCTATTAATCCATGTGATCTATCAACTCCACCTGCACGCTTTTTGACCCATATTAACCCACCAAAATCGCCAGAGAACATATCTAGTCCAGTGTTTATAGCTTGTGCAACTTCATTGTTACCTTGATAAATAGTAGCACTAAACCCATTCTCAGGAGAACTTACACCTCCAAAAACATCTGGTGTAAGAACACTATTTCTAGTAGCACTACCTAATGTAGACCTAATACTATCAGCTAATTCAGGTATCAGTGGAGGGTTAGCAGGAACCCATTGAGAGCTATCTCCATCATTAATATCTACATAGAACTGTCCATCATCTAAGTTGTACCAACCTTGCCCACCACCTGATACTGCGGGAGGTGGAGCTATGCTTACAGTGGTACTAGATACAGGTATCCAATTTCCATTGTTCCTACCATAAGTCTGACCATCTAGTAGAGAGTCTGGTATAGCACCTACAACTTCACTTACTAGAGCGTGATGACCTTCATGGAATATCCTAAATGTATCTGTCCCATCTAGTACAAGTGATCTTGCATCTGCACCAGCTTGACCTAGGTTATGAGCAACAAGCTCACCAGCCACGTTACCTAATGCCCAATTGTTTGTGGCAGAGATTGTACGTAACTCAATCATGGGATTACGATTAACAATAACTTGGTCTACACCTGTAAAGTTAGAGTTAGCTCTTTCTGGTAATTCTACTTTTAATCCATCAGATTCTAGCAAGTTGGTGAAGTTAGAGCCAAGCAACCAACCATGCACCCAACTAGAATTTCCTGGATCTGTATCTGGATCTACTCCAATTCCTGCTGCTCTAGCTGTGAACATAATCCCTAATGGACTAACTACACGAGCGCCTGCTTTGTAATTTATATCTGTTTGCCAATTATACGAGTCAGACTCTACGAAGTGCAGTATGTTCTGGTCTAAGCCTTGCACCATATAGTTGAAATTTTGGTAAGTCGGTATTTCTGCAACCCAACCTCCTTCATACTTTGCCACTGATACGGCAGTTGCTCCACCAGTATCAGCCCATACTAAACCTAAATTAATTTGGTCTGTCATGTTATACCCTTGTTATTGTAAAACTAGTGCCTAAAGGGACTAGATATTTTAAGAAGTAAGTTATTAAAGATGTGTCAGATAGTGAAACATCGCTTTGAGATAGAGTCAATAAGACTTGTCTAGGACTTGTAGTTGTGATATGCATTTGCTGTGGATACCTACCAAGTAGTGTAGCTATGGCGTAGTATGTATTATTAATACTACACTCATACTTAGTACTTAGGTAAGCTTTAGCTAGTAGTAACCTTCTATACTCTCCGTCACTAAGTTCAAAGTTACTCGTACCTAATTGGCCTTCACTCCTGAATACACCACCATCACTTGGCGAGGCTTCATCAGCTAGTGGAGCCACATTTACTGGGGCTGAACCATTGTCACTAAATCCAAAGAACTGAGTAGGTAGGTCTACATTCCGAAATTCATTTAGAATAATTCCAATAATGTCTAGCTGTCTACCTTCTGCTACATCTATAAATCTTCCAAGATATACTTCCTCAATCTGTTGAAACAGGAAGTCCATCTCTTCTACAAATGCTGCCATATATTGTTTAAAGTTTGGGCTTTCCTGATATTGCATTAACAACATTCTTTCTGCAATCTCAGTACCCTTAATAGGGTTAGTCATTATACAGCCACTCCGTCTACAGTTAGAACTACCTCTGCTAATATTATGTTGGCAAATTCATTATCATTAATAGGTATGTTTATAATACCTTGTGATCCTGCTACCTTACCAACAGTTAAAGTGTTTACTTGTGCTTTTGCAAATGGTGTGATGTATCCGAATAGCCTAGACCATATAACATCTTCTCCGCTAAGTAGGCTATTTATATAACCAAACAAAGCATCTATGATACCTTGGTCAGCACCAGCCGTGTTCTCACTAAGGTATGTAACATCTACCTCTATACGCATCTCTACAGCAGATGCTATTGAGAAGAAGATAGTTTGAGATACTCCTTGTGCATCAACAATAGTCTCTGATGTATTACCAAAGGTAGGACATCCTAAAGCTAATGTATCTAAAATTGTTTGAGCTACGTCTAACCTAGCTACAGCACCAAGCTCACCCACTGTTACATGAATAGTGTTTGGTGGAGTTCCATCAGCTAATGTTACTGATGGGCTAGTATTATTTAGTACATTAGCTTGTTCTACACCTAACTCTATTAACCTAGCTTGCATGACACTAGCAACTGATGTGTAGTTTCTCATAACCACACGTTGCCTAGTATTACGATATTGCTGTTCAGTTTGAGCTAATGCACCATCAATGCCATCTTGAGTTTGAGTTACTCCTGACCAGTCAGTGATAGGTGTTTTGATGGTAGTGATAGTTCCACTTGGTACTGGAAGCACACCAGCAACTACAGATACTACTTGTAAATTACTTGGTATGGTTGTATCAAATACTGTATAGAATTCATTACCATCTGCATCAGCCACTAAAGATAGGGCTGGTATAATAGTTCCAGTAACACCTTGAGTTTCTAGTATAGCTGATGACTTACTTGCAGCTCCATATAAGATACCAGAGATTAATCCTAGGTTCTTTAGAGCTGCTCCTGTAGCTATCTGTGGATTGTAGCTGTCATATACTTTACCAAGTTCTGACCAAGCTTGATATAGCTCGTAAGTCATTATTCCTATAAGCTGTCCATCTGGTGAGTCAGGACTAAAATCAAAGCCAGAGCTTAAAGCTTCTAACTTTCCTTCAATCCTCTCTTTAATTGCGCTGTAGGTTTCTGGTATGAATCCTGCGCGAGTTAGTCCTGCCATTAGTTACCCCAAGGTATGGTTAGGTCTATGTCTCCGTAAGTGGTTCTAGCCTTAAATTGCAAAGTTAAAGTTCTCTTACTATATGTTGATGACATAGAAATTATTGTTAATACATCTTGAGTGCCTAGTATGATTTGTCTAGCCCTTCTCTCAATGTCTGATATGTTGTAATTCTTATTAAAGTCTTCTAGGTTAAGCCAACCCACAGTAGGATCGAGTACCCACTCACCCAACCAAGTTCTTAACTTAGATTGGACTTGCTGTACCACGAACCTACCATCGGTTACACGCTCAACACCACCGCCATCTCTCAATATTAGATCGTGAGATGCTTTGTCTAGTGCTAAGTACATTTATATTTCCTATTGTGGAGGGCCAGTTGTAGTACCAATATCACGTTCTTCATGTACGTGAGTAGTCATACCTATACCACCAATTAATCCTGTTAAGGCTGAAACGGCTCCTGCGATTGCTGCTGACGCTGATGTCATTGCACCAGTAATAAGTACAGAGGCTAGTGCAGTAATATCTCCACCTACCTTCAACGTACCTGTAATTTCTACATCAGGGCATGTCATAGTAATCTTACTGGAAGAATTAATATCTACAGTAGCACCATTCACAGTTACAGCAGGTGCATTTACGGTTAAGCTTATAGGACTAGTTATAGTTATAGTAGTATCGTCATTTAAACTTATAACTTGGTCAGCTACATTATTTCTCCATTGAGAATGTGTAGCATGATAACTGTCTATAGCTGTAGGTAAGTTATTCCAACCTACTTGAGCGAAACCATCATTCAAGTCAAACCTTCTCTCAGTCCAAGAATAAGGATTGCCATCGAAACGTATACCTGCTGAGTCTTCGTTGTCTACAAACCAGTGGTCATAGCCGAATTCACTAAAGCTTAGTAGGCAAGGATCGTTAGGTTTGATAGGGAAAGTCATGTGCCAACCTCCACCACCAGCAGTAAACACTGGTACATCATAGAGAAGCACTGGTACTACCTGCTCACCTGACTCTGTAGAGCTATCAAAGGATCTATCATTACTTATCCTTACTGTTGCTGTCTGTGTAGCTGGAAAATATTCGACTATACGCCCAGGTTTCTGAAATTCATAATCATCTAAATTCATAGTTGTAAGGGTAGACTACCAACATCTGGTAATACTTGCCCACCACCTCCGTCTTGTATCATAGTTAGCGTTACAGGGTTATCTTTAATCTCTGGTTCTATAAAACCTAGACCTTCGCCTGCCCCTGTCATTATCTGATCAGTGGTAGGTAGAGACTCTCCTACATTGTAAGACCCTACATCAGTGTTGCCAGAGATTCCTCTGACTAAGCATCCAACTCCTGCCTTAACTAACATACCTCCTGCTGAATTCTGGCCTCCTGCAAACTCTACAGCATCGTAAAGTAGGTTTCTTCCATCTTTAATTAGTTCTCCCATTGCAGTATCTATAGTCTCTTCTACTATACCTAGAGCTATGTCTGTAGCAGAATTTAGTAAACATCCACTAATCTGGCTAATACCTCCAACAGCTTTACCAGCTATCCCTCCCTCAGCCGTATCAACAGATCCAGCTCCTAGTACAGCTACCGATGCAGGGCTTACACTAACAGTATATTTCTCTGCACCAGTTGTGGGATCTATACCTAGACTGGTATACGTTGTTTGTACAGGTTTTCCAGCTTCATTAAAATCATTTACAACAAAGTCACTACCTACATTATATGTACCTTGAGATATAAAAGCATCTATATCTACAAATACATCAACAGCAGCTAATTCTTCGATCACAACATCTCTTGCTCCACCTGTAACCTCGGTGAACACTACAGGTGTTGGTGTTGTAAAACTAGCAACATTAGCTTTTATTATTTCTTCACCAGCTATTGTAAACTCCATTGAGTCTATCATGCCAGCTTTCTGTCCAGTCTTGAAAGATGTGAATACTACTGGGAAGTACTCACCAAGGTTTGTTATTACTCTAGCCTCTGTTCCTGAATGCACTAGAGCTTCAAGGTTGGTCTTCACAAATGATGATGGATTAGAACCATAATTAGTATTTGGTTGACCTACAGCAGCAGTAAACTTTATGTTTGATATAACACCAGTTAAAGATACTTTCCTGTTCTCTCTAATAGAGTGGTTAGTAACATGGAAACCTGTCTGTACAGGAAACTTTGTTACTTTAGCTGTAGCCATGTGATCTTCAGCTAAGACAACATCAAAATTTATAATTTGTTCTACTCCACCATCAGGTGTGTAAACTATCGAGGCTGGTGTTAATACAATAGCCATGTTAACTCCTAATTAGTTTTGCCTGCCCACAATACTGTAGGCATAAGTTTTCCATAAGTGGGTGAAAGTCCTGTGATGCGTGTTGACCAATCTGCTGTGTAGTTGCTTCCTGTATGCGTTATAGCAAAAGCTTGATACTTACTATAGTTTGAGAAGTTCCTCACATATTTATCAACTAACTCCAAAGCTCCTTGTCCTGCACTAGTACCTATTGTTAATAGTTCAGATAGATCTAATATCATAGTGGGTTTTATTCTCCCATCTAAGTTATTATGAATACTGCAACTAGCTATACTGATCTTAGGATTTGATCTCATAGATGATGTGCTAAGTACAAAATCATTTTGCTTATCGAATAAAGAGGTTCTATCAACACCACCAAGGTTAGGCTTATGCATAAAGATTAGTCTACCATCAGAGGTATACGTCACAAACTTATATTCTTTCTCTAACCTACGAAGTACTTGTTGGGCGCTACCGTTTATCATCCGTATAGCTTTCTTATTCGCTTCATACAATATACCATCAGGGAAGCTTCTAAAGTCTGACTCTTCTGTGTACCCATAGTCTGATGCTACTAATAGTTCATCAACAACTGTCCTTAGAGCTGGGTAGCCTTTTACTTCAACACTTACCTGCTTCTCAAGGATATCTTTTCTTATCCTATCGAAGCAGTATAGAGTAGTCATACGATTTGGCAAGTTTAACTCATCCACGACATTGCTTATAAAAAATCTGTCAGCTATAAGGTCAACTCTACCATCATGTAGTTGTGTCTTTAAAGTTACATAGCGATCCCCATCCATAAGGCTAGCTATAGTAACTTCATTAAGATTCCATATAGTAAAGGTAGCTCTGCTAAACTCTGGTATTAGTCTTACATCAAAATCTACACGTAGTTCAGATGCGTCTAAGACTAGCTTTCCACCTGTTGGTTCATCCCAAATCTCTAGGTATACATTCTGCTTAACGGCCATTATAAGATTCCTCATCTGCGTACTGATCACCATTGGTATCAACAGTAGTTTTCACATTGTCTCCATCAACATTAACTTTAACATCAACATTGTTATTATTTACAATATTAGGTGACATGTTTATGATTGGTGTATCATTAGAAATAGCTGTATCCGGTATTGTATGTTCTAGGCTTGCATTGGGAGTACTCATTCTATTTAGGTCATGTGCTTTCTGTGCTTCTTCTCTAAATAGATCTAGCTTGTTCTTAGGCTTGTTAGAGTCTAGTTTGTTATTTAAAGCTACAACTTCTTTTGCTTCTTTATTGCCAAAGAAAGCTAATGTTTTAGCTATGCCAGACCCTATCAAATCTCCTGCTTTTGTACCTTCTACAGCGTACCTGTTTATTATTGTACCTGTGCCATAACCTACGGCTCCTGCTGCTCCCACTGTAGCTGCGCCTATAGCTGCTGTTCCTGTTAGTGCTGTTCCTATCGCTGCACCTACAGATGTCTTAGCTGCTATTGCTGCTGCTGCTAAACCACTTATACCTGAAGCTAGTCCCATATTTTCAGTTACAACCTTACCAACACCTAGTACAAAACCTGCTTCTTCTCCACCGGATTGCAATATATCTTCAGCACCCTCTTGTGCAACTTGCTCTACACCTACTAAGGCTTTATTTACTGCTTCAGTTTTCTGTTCCGAGAAGTCACTAGTGTTAGACAGTTCTTCAATAGAGGCTTTGCTATTAGCCATGTCAGCATTAAAGAAGGTGCTTATTAGCTGCCTATCTTCATTGCTTTCAGCTTTATTCATAAACTTTTGGAACATAACCAAGTTATCTTGAGTAGATTGTTCTCTAAACTCAGTCAGCTCAGGTAGTCTTCCTACTCTTTCATTAAGCCCTGAACTACCCCATCTAGTATGCAGGTCAGTTATGGTAGCTTCAACTTCACTACCTGTAGTAAGCTTACGTCTAAGATCACCTGCTGCTGCTATGGACTTCTGTACTTGGCTTTCATTAAGGCCACCAGATTGTAGTGCAAACTCTGCTGATCTGTACTCATTGGCTTCCATCCCAGCGTATGCTGCTCTTTGTACAGTAGTCATTCCTGACTCATTAGCATTCAAACCTAAGCTTAGTAAGCCTTTGGCAGTGCTAATGGCAGCATTCTTTAAGGCAGAGATAGCTTTAGTAGCTTGTGCATCAGCTTCGGATTTCTCCTTAGCCATCTCTGCACCACGCTTCAACTGCTCATTAAACTCTTCCATCTCTTCTGGTGAGTTAAAGCCTTTATCAAAAGCATCTTTCCTAGCTTTAGTATCTTCAGCTTTAAGCATCTCACCAAACATAGAACCTTCAGCAGATCTCTTATAAGCTTCTTCATCTGCCTTTAAGCTAGCTGATGATGACATCTCTCTATCAAGCCGAGCTTCTTTAACCTTCTTACTTTCCTTAGGTTTCGCACTAGACTCCATATCTTCTACAGAATCGTATCCACCATCTCTGGCTTTCTTTCTAGCATCCTCTTGTTCTTTGACAAGCATTTGACCAAATACAGAACCTTCAGCAGATCTCTTGTAAGCTTCTTCATCTGCTTTAAGGCTAGCTTTAGCAGACACTTCCCTATCCTTACGTCTAACTGTTTCTTCTCTGATAGCTACCTGCTCTCTTCTCTCAGCAGCAGCTATACCTTTATCTCTGG